TCAGTGTATGATGTGTCTTGTTTCCGAAACTGCAACTCCCGCGATTATGGGCTTTCATTTAGCTGGTAGAACAGGAGAGAGTTTTGGGGCAGCTGGTATTATATTGCGTAGTTGGTTTGAATCAGCCAACGCTGAACTCACCAAACGAGCTCCATTGGATTGCCACAGTAGTGGCACATTTCCCGAAGTGATGTTTGGAAAAAGCCAGAAGACAACTGATCGGATTCCTCCGAAACACTCCGCTTTGTGGCTCCAAGACAATGAAGAAGACGGGCGAGTTCCCGTTATTGAAGTTTATGGAGCTCATGACTATGGTTCAGTTCGATTTAAGTCGAATGTCAGGCGAAGTCCGATTTCAGAAGCTGTTGACACAGTTATGAATCTACCTCGCTTGCATGGACCTCCTTCGTCGGAAAAGTCTTGGTTGCACTGGCAGCGAGATCTTTCTTTGATATCTCAACCGTGCGGCATGTTTGATCCGATAATATTGCGCAAAGCGGTGGAAGATTTTCACTCTTATGTTGGTGACGTTTGTTCGCGTAGCGAGGATTTTTCTTTAGTCCATCCTTACGACCTTGACACGATACTTGCTGGTGCCGACGGAATTACTTCTGTTGATGGCGTCGACTTGTCCACTTCGATGGGTTGGCCGATAAATAAGGCGAAGTCCTTTTATATCACAGCAAGCGAGCGCGTCGTTCCCGGCATTACACGCTCATTGGATTTGGACCCAGAAATCTTAGAAGCAGTTGCAGCGACAGAACAAATTCTGTTGTCTGGAGAACGTTGTTATGCAATTAATCGCGCTACGAAGAAAGATGAGGCGACTAAATTTTCGAAGAAGAAGATCCGAGTTTTTGCTGGTGCCCAATACACTACCATTCACCTCGTGAGGAAATATTATTTACCTTTAGTTAGGTTTGTTCAAACTCACTGGAAGGAGATGGAATGTGCAGTCGGCATTAATGCTTATGGGCCTCAATGGTCGGAATTAGCTGAATACATGACCCGACACGGGAAGGATCGAATGATTGCCGGGGACTTCAAGGCGTTCGATAAAAGTGTTTCACCGATCCTTTTAACCGAGGCATTTGGGATTCTTGTCACCATGGCGAAAAAGGCGGGTTACAACACCGACCAAATTACTGTGATGGAGGGCTTAGCAACAGAGTTGTGCTACCCTTTATATGAATGGGACGGTGTGTTCTTGCAAGCTTATGGGAGTAATCCCTCTGGCCACCCACTGACAGTTATCATCAATAATATTGTCAACTCTTTGTATATGCGTTATGCGTATTATTACATACATCAGGGGGAGGAAGTTCCTCTCTTTTCTGATCGTGTTACGCTGATGTGTTACGGAGATGATAATTTTCAAAATGTCCATCCGCTTGAAACTAAGTACACATTTCGCACGGTGCAAGAAGCTCTTGCTAGTGTTAATATAGTGTACACCACTGCGGATAAGGATGTAGATCGTATTGAAGAACTGATAAACTTGGCTGACGTGTCTTTTTTAAAAAGGCAATTTCGTTGGGACGAAGAATTAAGTATTTGGATGGCTCCGTTGGAAGAAGCGTCCATATCTAAATCCTTGCATAATTACATGCACCGAAAGGGTTGTCCTATCCTGCCTATGCAGATAGCAGCACAATCAATTCAGGGAGCTCTGCGTGAGTTCTTTAGATACGATCGTGCCTATTTCGAGAGACGTCGACAAGAATTGTTGCAGGTGATATCGATAGCCAATTTAGGACAGATACTCCCATCGCTCCCCACTTATGAAGAATGTGTGGCCGAGTTGAAAGGGGAAACTGTCCCGTTACTAGCGTACCCATTAATTTGGGAATGCGCATAGGTAGCACCGTCTTGGGCAGACATTAAATGCATCCCTCCGTCAGTTTTGAATCTGACGCCTTAATTGGAATCAAAATCTTATTTGTGTATTGGTTACCTGTATATCTTTCTTTTATGTATTCTTTTATATTTACATGGCTTGCACATTTTGGGAGAGCCCTCGTGCTCTACTGGTATTTACCAGGGGTTCCCGCCCAACAAATACATGCGGAGGAAGTCACTGAGTGTGGACTTTCCTCTTTTATCATTACACTTACTTCATTATTCAATGTACAAATAAACTCTGAGTCATTGACTCAACAACAACAAACACTTTGCTTCACGGACGATAACCAGGATTGGAATTATACAGTTCCTTCCGAATACGATCCAACTCGAACAACT